TACCCTCTTTCTGCTCTTGATACATCTTCATCCGTACATCATCGTCATGTAACTCACGGAAGTAGTCCGTAGTTGCTAACCATGCGAAGATAACCAGACACATAGCAAGGTCATCGTTACATCCTTCCTCTGCTTCCCATGCTGGACCTCTCTGAATGAAGGTTGTTAACTCTGCCATGATGTCATAGTCTTTAAAGATGAGTTTATCATCCTCAATTAACTGTTTTAGGTTAGAGCAACCAGTTTTCTTGACAGTTGTGCTCATTTTAACCCCAAGTTGCACCTTAGTGCCACTAAATCCTTGTCCTACTACCTGACCTGCTCTACCTCTCATGGCACACATGAGTAAATTCTCGTATTCTAGGTCAAATTGTATAATATCTGCTACCTGACCACCAATATCATTGACTTCTATCATTATATACGCCTGGTTATATGCAGTAGCAACCCTATGAATGATATCTGGGAATAATAATGGTTTAATTTTGTTATTTCTATACTTTGCTACCACCATATAGGGTATTTCTGTGGTATCTACAACTGTAAATGCAGAATAATCCTTAGTTAGACCCCTAGCAACGTCAACACAGATGTGATATGAGTGTCCTTCCTGTGGATCTTCATAGACTGACAGTCCTGCTTCCTTCTTAATAGGTTCTTCATAGACTAAAGTCTTTAATTTAGTACTACTGATGAGAGTATTAACAGATCCTAGGAATTCACACTCAAATTCTTGGTTGAATTGCTCCTCTGATGTGTTTCGTATCGTCTCTTCTTTCCATTTAGCATCTCTACCTGGTACCTGTTGCCAGTGTACCTCTGTTGTAGTGTATTCATTCTGTCCTTTCTCTGCGTCATGCCACAGTTTATAGAACATATTCATCCCTTTAGGGGTAGATATGATAATAACTTTAGTTGACTTACCAGAAGATATAGTAGGATAGACACTACTAAAGAACTCGTCAGCAATATGCGTCGGAATAAAGGCGAATTCGTCCAAAAATATAATGTTAAAGGACATGCCCCGTACAGCACTAGCAGAAGTAGAAGCAGCCAAGATCTTACTTCCATTCTCCAACTCCAAGGAGCCCCTGTTCCAGTTGACCACACCCTGTTGAAGCCATTTAGGGAGATTTTCATAAGAAAGTTGTAGGCGGCCCAACATTTCTCTTGCAGTGGCTGCTTTGTTTGCGAGGATTGCGATGTTGACATTATCATTAAAAATTGCATACCACAGGAGATAAGCAGTAACCACTGTGGATTTACCTGACTGACGTGGTAGCTTTGCTATATTGAATCTATTCTCATGGAATCGATTCACCATGTCTTCTTGGAAATCGTACAGATCAAAACCAACTATACCCTGATCGAGGTTAACGATCTTGATATAATTACGGATAAAATAAACGGGATCCGCTTGGCACTTTATAAACTCCTGCACCTCTTCAGGTGAGAAGTTAGTTGCTACGTTAGCCCGTTTGAGATTGGGGTTACCTAGATATATCTCCTGCTTTTCAGCCATTGGCTTCTTTGATTGCCTCTACAATAGTTCTCTTCAGTTGATTCTGTTTCTTTCTACCGATACCAACAGATGCATCTATCTTTACCTTTACCCAATAAAGACCAGTTAACACGAGGATAAATGGAATAGCATCTCCCCATGAGATTTCATTCCATGCCTCTACGACATTTAATACAGAAAACATTAGTATATACCTGCTATATTACTTGTACTATTTAAAGGTGTATTAAATTCAGGAGCATCAGGTGCTGCCTCAATTCCATCTCCTACTTCAGGTAATGGATCACCCTCTTCAGGATCTTCTACTAAGGTACCTTGTGATCTACGGATTTCACGTAACTCTGCAAAGTTTTTATTCTTAGTACCTCCATCATATTCCCAAGCATATCCCTCAGCAATCATCTGTTCGTTTAATGAAACAGTATCATCGCCAACGTAGAGCCAACCAAGAAGCCTACCATACTTCCCCATGCCACCCTTAAGTTCAGTTCTAATAGTGAGTTCATTCTCTCCTTTTAAAGTATCCTGAAGAGTATACTTCATCCAGTTAGTTGCGTCTATACCTAATGCCTTCTCTTCTAAATCTCTAGTCCTCTTCTCAGGAGTATCGATACCAGCTATACGAACACGTTCGTGCTTATAGATATCAAATCCTAAATCTATTACTACGTCAATGGTATCTCCATCAACTACTTTCGTTACTTCCGTGACTCGGAAGTTGTAGCAACTCTTCCGAGACGGTGGTGTCATCTTGCCCATTGGGGTACCATTCGTCATACTTAAATATGTATAAGATGGCGACCCCTACTAGGACAAGTAAGATACCTAGCATTATATTTACAGACCAAACGACCTCACTCAACGTGGATCACTCCCTTCATACCTGCACCCTCATGAGGTGCACACTTGAAGTTAAAGTCTCCCTTATCAGCAAACACAATCTCTTGTGTTTCACCTGGACTAAACATCAATGCTTCTCTTGATAGATCTGCTCTACCATCTACTATGATGTTGTGAGGAGGTAATGCATTATTGATGAATGTAACTGTGTCTCCAGCAGAGACAGTCACTTCACTAGGTTCAAAGACTAAGTTACCTTCGTAACCCATCTGTATATCAACAGCGTATGCTTTCGCTGCTAGTGTCATTGATAGAAACAATGACGTTAACATTATAGTTAATCTACTCATCCACCACATAATTTCGTGTTTCATAATTCCATACCCATCGTGCAATAGTCAATAAAATGAGGATGCTCCCTTAATCCAGGGACATCCTCTTTTGAATGTTCTATAGCTTCATAGGCATCTTGTGCGTATTCACATATTTCATAATGTTGTCGGTTTGAATCGTGGTAACCAACCGTATAGTGGGACATGATTTTTCAACTCCACTTGTCTCGAATGACGTAAGTATTTATTCCTGGTCCTTCGATTTCTTCTCTTTTTTTATTGCTTTCCTAACCTGCTTGGCATAGTAAAGTTCTTGTTTAGTATACCAATCAGGATGTTCTTTTGCTCTTTTAATTAATAACTTTGCTGCCTTCTTATCCTTCAAGTGTTTAGTTGCGTTGGTCCTTTGAAATACTTATTTATAACCTCAACCTGATCATGGTATCTTGAAATCTTATCTAGCTCAACACCAATAGCTTCAGTGATATCAGAATGCTCTCCGATACCTGCTGGATGTTCTAGATAAACTTCTACGTTTGCTTTATGCTTTGCGATTTCACCTTGAGCATGTGCCATTACTGCACGTAATAGTTGTTCTCTCATATGTAGTTGCCCCATTAGATAATATTCTCCTCTTCACCTAATTGTATTTTACAATCGGATGTAGGATATGCTACACATGTTAGCACAAATCCTGCTTCCATTTGGTCTTCGTCAAGAAAACTTTGTTCTTCTTGATTTACTGTACCTTCCAAGACCTTACCAGCACATGTTGAGCATGCACCAGCTCTACAAGAATAGGCAGCATCAACTCCCTCTTCTTCAGCCTTGTCTAGTATATATTCATCTTCAGCACACTCGAATGTAGTCTCCTTACCTTCAGTGTCTATTATAGTTACATTATATGCCATTGTATGTAAGCAATTATACTTTATGTATAATAGTTTACCTCACACGGGCTGCACAATGCAACTCATGTTTCTCTATCCACGTATATGGACGTGGATGTCCTAGTGGTGCGGTAAGTCCACAGTACTTACACTTCTTTCTTCTCTCTTCAGCCATAATGATAACTCGGTTTGTTTGTCTTCTTAGATAACTTCTGACTCCTTACTTTGGTACCAGAGGTTTCTCCATGTCCACCAGGATGCTTACCAGCTTTAGTCTTACCAATGTTGTCTGACTTACCTGGTTTCTTAGACTCAGTGTCATGTAATCTAGCAGGCTTACCTGCCTTCTTAGTTATAACACTTTCCTGTCCATGTTTGCGTCCCAATCGTCGCATAACTTTACCAAAGCGACGCTTACTCATACCTTTACCTGGTGAGGTTTGATATGAAACTTCACGTCCCTTTGATCCATCATCGTATTTGTATTCACCGACACCCTTCTTATATCCGATGCCTTTCTTCTTTAGGTCTTTTTCGAGCCCCTTGCGGGACTCTTTATTCTTTTTTGCGTCTGTACCCCTGTCTGCACTAATGTTTCCAGTGGTTTGTGTCTTAGACTTACTCATCATACGAGTAGTGGGGTTACCCTCTTGTATGAATTCAGAGAATCTCTTGAGTCCTTCTGGCTCATGATATTCCCAATGACCTTCCTTCACATGGTCAGCAGCTTTGTATAGAGGTTTGCCTGTCTTAGCATTCTTCTTACCTGCTTTGTATCCTTTCCATGCAGGAGTGTTACCTTTCTTGTCAGCATTGGTAACAGTATACTCTTCCTTTGCTTCTTGCTTACGTTTTGCAGAAGCAGCTTTATAGAAACGAGATGCTTGCTTAACTCTTTTCTTAGCACCTTCTTTGTCGCCAGCAACCGCTTTCTTACCACGGTCTACATCAGCAGCCTTAGATGCTTTTTGTAAGGTATCAGATGATAACTCACTGATTACTTCTTCATTTTTCATAATAGCTCCTTTACCATGTTTAGCGGTGATCTTTGCTTTAACAATATCAAGTGCGGATTTACCCTTACCATACTTCTTCTCTGTTTCCTTTTGTAAAACAGTCTTACCTTTAGTCTTTTTATTGTCAGGTGTACGTTTACTAGGAGTTGATTTACGGTCAGAGCCATCATGCCCTATACCATACTTTACGAGACGGTCATCTCGCATCCGATCATAACCTTCCTCGTTAATCACGTTAACCTCCAACAATTTGGACTTGCTCTACCACTACGTTAGCACTACCAGCAGTGAGTTTAATTCCTCTCTGTATTTGTGGAAGTGTACCAGCAATAACATCAGCACTTGATACTGCATAATCAGCAGAAGCAGCAGATGAATCGTAGTCAGTTGTAATAGTAGTATCTGTGATTGCAGTTACTTTTTTTCCAGATCCTACTGCTGACTCAAAGTCAGAAGTGAATCCATCAGTGTCACCACCATCAACAGTAGCAATATAATCTCCTACTGCAAAGGTGTGTGCTGGTGTACCACCGTGGTCAACGGTTACTACCATAGTAGCAGCATCAGTTGCTGCTTTAATCCTTGAGGACTTTGGTTTACCACATGAGATTAACTCAGGTGTGGCAGCTGCAAGTGTGATTGCGGGTCCGTCATCAATCTGGATAGAAGATGCACTTGCACTATAGACCCTAAGCACTCCAGACTTGACTACAATATAGCCATTGCCAGAGGCAGTGATTGTCTGTGTGTCAATTACATTTAATACCGACATGGTTTAAGTTACCTTTACTAGATTATTTATCTTGCTTTTGTTTTAGGAACTTAGCAAGTTCTGCTGTGCTACCAACAAACATGGTGTTGTTAGTAACTTGTTTATCGGATGAAGATCCTTTCGGATTCTCTATCTCATTAACTTTTTTGTGAAGATCAGCAAGTTTATCAGCAACGTCAGCGACGTGTTTGATCATTTGACCTGCTACTTCATACGCCCTTGGTTGATCAGAGCTCTGAGCCACTTCGAGGATACCGTCCACCGCTTCCTGACCTTTTTCAATAAGCGAGTAGAGATTACCCCTCGTGTAGTCATAGTCCTTCTTGAGTTGTTCCGAAGTCGTCGTTGGTACAATTTCCATCTTAGGCTCCTTTTTAGGAACAATAGATGTCTCAACGTCCAAAGCTTCTTCGATCCCATCAAACTGCTTCATCTTGTCCTGTAGTTGGGTTCCATTGCTTGGAATCAACGAACTCACTAGTCAATTCATTAAATCCAAAGTTGTCATCTGCATCAGCAGTGACTGGATCAGGTTCAACCTGATATCTAATTTCACGTGGTGCGTTAGGTGCTAACTCACTCTTAGTGGAGTAATCAATAATTGCCTTCTTAATAACCTCACCAGACTTGTCTTGGACAGGACCGTATAGGTAAGTCTTAGCAACAAATTGTAACGTATATACCAATGTCCTACGAGTATCATAGTCACCTTCATACACATCTTCATAATCAATAGAAGTTAGGGTCACTGGATAATCCCTCTTCTCAGCTAAAGTTGACACTAGATTTAATGTGATATTAAAACTAGGTTGGAAGACTGGAAGTATCTGCTCAAGAATCTGAAGACCATCGTCTTGATTCTTTGCCATGATTGCCAATTCAAAATTCAAATTATATGGTATTGGCATAAAACTTTTAAACTCTTTACCATCAGCTTGTGTGTTTCTGATGTATTGAGTAGGAGATACTTTACGAGTTGCATCGTAACTAAATCCCTGTATCTCAAATGATATTCTAGGAAGAGTAATCTGGACACTAGTCTTATTAAGACCTACCTGATTCAATCTCTGTAGAAATTTCTGACGAGGACCATATGCCAGAGGTACTTTCATAACCTCTGTCTTTCCTGATGCCACACGACGTAGTTCAATATTATTGAACAGAGTACCAAAGGCAACTACTGTCTTCTTAATAATTTCGTGATATGAATAAGTTCCTAACATTAGATACTACTTCCTTTATTTCCAAACTCACCAAAAGGATTAGTCTCGGTGAAATCAATGATAGCATCCGACTGAGTTTCTATTACCCAGTTAGATTGAGATTCATCATTCGTATTATTTAGGGTATTATATGTAGCACTTGTCCACGCAGCACTAGATGTATTACCTGTAATAGTCTCAGGTATACTAAAGATACCAGACCTGTTGTATAGAACCAACTGACGTGTGGCACTATTCCAAGACTTGACTGTAGCAGTTACATTAGAGTTACCACCTGTAACAATCTCCTCAGCAACAAAGTCTCCACTACCACCCTCAGCAACGTTAAC